ATCATCACGGTCTAAGTAGAAGGCCGCTCTTTTATACGCTTCGGTTTCTGTGTATTCAGGTAATTCTCCAATCTCCCGCGCTATCTGCTCGCCAATCTCGTCACGGAAAGAGCAGTAGCAGTATTTTTCTGTTGGCTTTTTAGGGAAGTAATAAGTGGTTTCAGTCCCACAAGTTTCACATGGTAAATCTTTCAAGTAACTCACTTCTCACCCCTAGCAATAGCGGCGGCGTTGCGATAAGCAGCGGTGATGTCGCACCTTTGGCACAGAATGTTTGATTCATGTTTTGGATGGTTGGCTTCTGCGTAATCTAAAATCTCCCGCGCTATCTGCTTGCGTGTAGCAAGTTCAGCGTTTTTAGAAGTCTCCTCAAAGAAGTCATATTTCTCCCACTCGTCTTTACCCCCAGCGTTATAACCAACAGAATAATTAAAACGCGCCCATCGTGCATAAAGCCTTCTTAAACGAAACATCACTTCTCCACCTCGCTTTGTTGTGTTCTTAATTCGATGTATCGCCCAAACAACATGACGCACCAATAATTTGTTGAGCAATAGAGATAAAATTCGCCGCGCACCCTATCGCCCGTAATGGATTTTCCTACTTTGAGTTTCACCTACATCACCTCATCTAATCGTTGGGCTATGTCTAAGTAGGTAGGGCAAGGGAATTTTAAGGAACCAGTCATCAAAGGGTGTCCTATACCAGTTTGCACAATGCAAACTTTGCACCGCGAAAACCCATAGGTACTATATTCTTCATGCCTCACCAACACATCTCGGTTGGCTAGGAAGGAGGCGCGGGCGATAACTTCCATTGGCATTACTAAAGTTGTATTTTCAATCTCAGTAAGAATTGCCAACTTGTTATCAATCCACGCCAAGTATTCGGCGGTAGTGTATTTGGGATTAGTCATTTGCCACTCCTAAAATCAGCCGCGCTTGTGCTACTAATTCAGGGCAGGGATAAGACGCTCTGTATTCTGAATACTCGCAAATCTCACACAAATCACCTACATTTGTTTCAAGTCGCTTATGCCTCTCAAAGAACGCTTTATGGGCGAGCCATGAGTTGTAAAGGGCTTCTGAATACGGATAACCAAGAGCAAAACCCAATGATGTCCTTCCTTGCCAACTGGACCAATGCTCAACCAATTTCTGCGCCTCTTGAACAATCTCTAGGTCGGTCATAGCAACTCCTTCTCAATCGCTTGAATAGTTGGGCAGGGGAAGATAGACCTATGCCGAAAATTACCGCTAACAGCGATTGCGCGTTTTAATACCATTGGTACATCCTTTCGTGTCGTAGCGCGTTACACGCGCTGTTCCGCCAGTGATACTTGACATACATCAGTCCCCAGCGGATCTGTGTCTGATAATTGTAGCGATAATCGCGGCCCACTGCAAGCATTTTGCTTGCTGGTAGGGCTTGCGGTATGCCATAAGCGCCGCCCCATGGGTTGCGAGCATGTACCTTCCACCTAGACTCCATGTACCAGAGCGTGACTAGGCAGCGGTACTGGTTCAAGTCGCCACCCTGGCGCAGATACAGCACTTTAGCAAAGTGCTTAGGGCTGCTCAGATGGTCATTAACCGCCTCAGATTGGCCTGTAAGGCCTTCCGCACCTGCTAGTAGTGTAATGACAAGCAAGGCTATTAAGCCGAGTCGTAGCGGTTGAGTAATCGTGGATCTAGGTAGTCCCATAATGATGACTTAGGCCTTTCTCTTTTAGCGATCAGTGGCTTAATGATTCCCTCTTGGGAGGCACGGCGGCGTACTTCATGCTGCCAGACATTACCATTAACCGACTTATCTATACCCACGGCGTTCAAGCGTTCTAGCGGCAAAGTTCCACCCCAGATACCGTACTCGATGGTAGTTATGTCGCTCATAGCCATTTCTAGGCATGAACCGTCAGCCTTAAGTGGGCAGTCGGCACAGATCCGCATAGCCAATAACACCTTGCGCATGCCTTCGTCCTTATGTGGGGTATTGCCCTTACGTGGCGCACGAAAGTCGTACGGGTTGGGGAACCATAACTCAGGATCTGATTCACGGCATAGTGCTATGTCGTCGGGTTTAATCATAGTTTCTTAACCGCTTCTTCCTCAGTGATGTTAAAGTCCTTCATGGCTTCTTCATAGCCTATCTCATAGCCACGCCGTAAGGCTTCGGCTATGCCGTCTTTCATTACTTGAATTTCCTTATCGTTCATTATTTCACGCTCCCTAATCGCCCGTGCGGGCGTTAGTAGGAGAATAGACCGACTAGCACGGCTCTGTCAAGGGTTTTCGGCGGGCAAGCACGGAATCTCTACGCGGGCGTTTATTAAAAAAATAAAGGGGAGCCGATCAACGGTTTAACCGTTGTCCGCTCCCCTAAATCCTTGCGCTGGCGTAATTGTCAGTTATACAGCCACTCCATCCCTTCCCCGTCGGTTAGCCTTTCAACTTCACGGCTGGCGCGGATAAATCGCGCTAGATTCTCGACTGCCTCATCCTGTCGGTTTGGGTCGTGTACCTGCTCGTAAAATAGGCTGTGAGATAGTTCCGCTTTCGCCTTCCAATAGGCTAAGCGTCCTTCATGGGTCATTGGTGCGCCTTTCTCTCATGGTTACTTAGGGTTTGGTGGGCGAACTGACTCGCCCGTACTTCAATCTCTGCCCCGCACGTGGGGCAGGTTACGGCGCGGGTCATGCTATTACAGCAGACTGACCCTATTGGCTGACTCATTTTTTTAGTCCCTTCTTTTCCCTAGGCTAGTTCCTAGGCTACCGTCCACCCTTGCGGGGTGGGCGATAGTCCACTAACTAGGCGGATACAGTCTCTTCGCTCATTTCCTCGGCGAAAGTGAAAGCCTGCTCAAGTACAACGCGCCAGGTGATAGCCATAGCGGAATAAAGGTACAGGCTTTCCCACTTTACAAGGCTAGCGGGTGGGTTGTCGGCGTAGCCCATAGCCTCTAAATCCGCCTCGATGTCATTGCTAGCCCATAGGCTTAAATCGTGAATTAGGTCGTGAATCGTCTTGTAATACGTTTCGCAACAAGATTCGGCGTATTCGCTCGCGAAGTCGCTTAGGTCGTCACTCTCGTATTCCTCGTCCGCGTTTATATATTCCGCAATGCTTTGCGCGGCGTCCTTAATCTCCTGTGCCCATGCCTCGCCACCTGCTACCTCTGGCAAGTCAGTCCATATGGTTCCGTATTCGCCCTGTTCAATCTTGCCTAGTGCTACTAATAGCGCGTTACCGTTCATGATTTCAGTCCCTTCTAGAATCTGGCACTGTTGCCAGATAGTGCCCCCGCTAGGTCGTGAACCTTGCGCCGTCTACACGGTGCGGGGGCTGTCGGTTATAGCGAGTATAGCACCGACAGGGTGAAGGATAGCGCGAGCAGGAATAGACACGCGCAAGCGAGAGCGAACAGTGCGCGCACGATGGTGCGCGTGATGTAATAGGCGCGTGAGCGGTTCATTATGCGCTCACCTTCTCCTGGTCATGTCCTAGCGCGTGCCAGGTGCTTCCATGGACATAGACGCCGAATCGCTCTAGTTCGCGCATCATGCGCTTAAGCGTATTAGGCGTGAGCATGGAATCAATCCAGATTCTTCCCGTGGCGTCAATCATGACGTAACGCTGTTTAGACTGCTTAGCCATTATGCGCCTGCTTTACAGTCATTGCACCAAGTCTTTAAGTTTTGACGATAAGCCCAAAGTTCTTTAGCCTCGCCAATTTCGCCTGATTCAATCATGTCTTCAATCTCGCGGATGTGTGTCTCACACATCCAAGCGGGATAATTTGGGGCGAATGTTTTCATGCTATTTTAGTCCTTTCAGTGTGAGCGTGTTTCACTCACTACCCGAAAGATACGCCCATGCCGTAGCCTTGTCAATTCGGTTTTGGTGTGATTTAGATAACAATTTGATAACGATTTATCCTATACGATTGACTTTACACTGTTCAGATTGTTGGACTTTGTGGGCGATTATGTCTAAGCCTATGAGTTGGACTTTGTGCGTTGTATTGTCTAGGCGACTGTCGCCCGTCCACAGCCCCGCAACGCATTCGAACATCCGTTCGACACGGTATAACGATCCGATACGACATCGAACCGCCTCGCCTTGCCCGCAGTTTCGCACTTTCACGCAGGCGTTACTGTCGCCACCGTTAGGCAATTCGAACATCTGTTCGATACCGAAACTGTCACGCTCAACAGGGGGTATTTTAACTATGGGTGTGTATTACTATTACTATCAACCCAATAATTTTTTATAAATATAGTCTCAAAACAGCGTTAAATTGTCTCAAATAATGAGACGGCGTAAACTATTTTAGCCCCAAACTAGGCTCTGACCTGCGGTTATACCTAATGTGACGAACATCACACACCCCTACTAGGGATAAACCCGTTTTATCCCGCCTTAGTATATATAAGGGGTTAAAAAAAACCGCACTCCGTAGTTCGGCTCTAGACAGCCGAGCCTCACAGCGAGGATGTCGCAAGAGCCGAACTGTTCGCTACGAAGGCTCAAGGCCTTCTTCGCTCCCATAGGGTGACGGCAGGTTGCGCCTGACGGCGCCCCCTAACTTAACCACAGCATTCCCCACAGGGGGATGCTTCGCAGTGGGATAGTTCTAATCTCACAACCCATAGGCACAAATCTGCGATTTGTTGCCGTCAGCGCATTTCCGCGCTACGCGGGAAATCGCGCTCATAGGAGATTAGCCACATGGCAACAAAGGATCCAACGAAGTACCGCCTGGTGGAAGGCGCTAGCCTTCCGTCGAACGAGGCGAAGAAACGTCTTATCGCGCTGATTGAAGATGGCGTTACGGTAGAAGATGCTTGCCGCGCCGTTGGTAAATCCGTCAAGTCTTATGAGTATTACCGCTCATCCGACCCTCAGTTTAAAGAGGCGATTGATCTGGCGCGTGTTATCAAGCGCCGAAAAGGGACTGTCGCCGATGAAGACCGTGATATATCCTTTGAAGACTTTAGGCTCAAGTATCTAAACTCACGGACGTTCGACCACCAGCGGAACATCACAAGCCTGCTGGAAGAAGGTGAACCTGCCTGGCTCCACGGGTCAATGACGTACGAGCCAAACTTTAAGAATTATGTGCTAGTCAACATGCCACCAGAGCATGCCAAGTCCATGACCGTGAGTATTGACTATGTGACATATCGGATTGTAACCAATCCTAATGTCCGTATCAAGATCGTCTCTAAGACTCAAGGTATGGCAAAGGAATTTCTATATGCCATCAAGCAAAGACTTACCGCCCCAGCCTACGCCGAACTTCAACGGCGATATGCCCCAGTGGAAGGCTTTAAGGCTACCGCTGATAAGTGGACGGCTGACTCAATATATCTTGAACGCGAGTCGGGAGAAAAAGACCCTACGGTTCAGGCTCTCGGTATTGGTGGGCAGATTTACGGTGCGCGTGCAGACCTTATCATTCTGGATGACGCTGTCACTCTCGCAAACGCTGGAGAGTATGAGAAGCAACTTCGCTGGATTCAGCAAGAAGTTTTAACACGTGTTGGCCCAACGGGAAAGATTCTAGTTGTAGGCACCCGCGTAGATCCTTTGGATCTGTACCGCGAGATGCGTAACCCTGAGCGTTATCCAGATAACCAGTCTCCTTGGACTTATTTAGCCATGCCAGCGGTTCTTGAATTTGCCGATGACCCAGAAGATTGGAAGACACTCTGGCCTAAGTCAGATAGACCTTGGGATGCAGATAGCACAGAGCCAGATGCTGAAGGTCTATACCCTCGCTGGTCTGGTCCACACCTTCGCCGTCGCAGAGGCTTAATTGACCCTAAGACCTGGGCTATGGTCTACCAGCAGCAAGATGTTGAATCTACTGCAATCTTTTCTCCTGAGTGTGTACGCGGCGCTGTTAGCGGTATGCGAGCACCAGGTCCTTTAATCCCTGGCGCTCCTGGCCATCCAGCCAGTATGCAAAGCCAGTATGTCATCTGTTCTATGGATCCAGCCATGTCGGGAGATACCTTCTCGGTTGCCTATGCTGGTGACAGAACCAATGGTAAGCGCTACCTACTTGAAGCCAACCGTATGCCCGCTCCTACACCGCAGGCCATCCGCGAGATTATCTTTAGTTGGACTGAGAAGTACAAGCCTAAAGTTTGGGTGATTGAGAAGAACGCCTTTCAGTTGTTCTTAACCCAAGACGAACAGATTAACCAGTTCCTCGCTACCAGAGGTATCCGCTTGGTTCAGCACTACACGGGTAACAATAAGATGGATTTAGAATTTGGTGTCGCCTCAATGGCGCCACTATTCGGCTCGGTTGATAATCAGGGCAAGTATATGAAGAATAACTTGCTAGAACTTCCACGGGCTAGTGATGAACATACCAAGGCACTAATCGAACAACTGATTACTTGGTCGCCAGGAACAAAGAATAAACAGGATGGTCCAATGGCCCTCTGGTTCGCTGAGACGCAGATGAGAGATTTTATCAATCAATCTGGTGTTTACGGCGGAACCTTCGTCAAGAATCCGTTTGCTACGCCAATGGATTTAGCCAGACGCAAGGTAGTTAACTTAGAAGAATACGCCGCTCTTCAACAGAAGATGGCCGCTAACGGGGGATACTTATGAGTCTAGATATTGACGAGTTAAGTGTAAAGATCCGCAAACTGCGCGATCATTACCACACTCGCGATGCTCGCTGGACTGATTTACAGTCTATCCGCCAAGGTGATATTCAACAGGTCTACCCTGGAATGTTCCCAGATGAATTTCCGAAGCCAATGGTTGCTAACTTCATTGACATCGCAGCACGCGATGTAGCCGAAGTTATCGCCCCGCTTCCCGCCTTTAATTGCGACTCAACGGATTCTGTATCAGACCGCGCACGCAAGAAGGCCGACAAGCGCACTATGATTGCCGCTGGTTACCGTGACACATGCCGTCTCCAAACCTTAATGTATACAGGCGCAGATCGTTATGTAACCTTCGGCATGCTCCCCTTCATTATCGAGCCAGATTGGGAAAACAAGCGGCCAATGATCCGCATTGATAACCCAATCGCGGCTTACCCAGAGTATGACCGTTTTGGCAAGTTGCTCTCCTACTCAAAGCGCTACAACAAGACAGTGCGCGAATTGTGTAATGAATTTCCAGAGCATGAGACTGTTATCCGCGGACCTTATGAGAATCGCAACTCAGAGCGTATGCTTGAGATATTTCGCTATCAAGATAAGAACGAAGTAATCCTATTCGTTCCAGAGCGCAATAACCTTATCCTAGACCGCGCAGCAAACCTCATCGGTGAACTGCCAGTGGTTATCGCTATCCGCCCAGGCATTGACTCAGATGAGAACCAACGTGGACAATTTGATGACATCATGTGGGTGCAGGTAGCCAAGGCTCGCTTCGCCACCTTGCAACTTGAAGCAGCGCAGAAGAGTGTACAGGCTCCATTCGCTTTGCCATCTGATGTGAACGTACTTGAGATTGGCCCAGACGCCACGATTCGCTCTGCTAACCCAGAGAAGATTCGCCGTGTTGGGCTTGATATTCCTAATGGAATCTTCCAAGAGGCTGCCACGCTTGATGAAGAACTACGTGTAGGCTCACGCTACCCACAAGGTCGCCTCGGCCAACAGTCTGGCTCTATCGTCACAGGCCGTGGTGTAGAAGCCCTTATGGGTGGATTTGATACACAAGTTAAGACAGCACAGGCTGTCTTCTCAGAAGTATTCCGTCAGGTAATGCGTCTGTGCTTTATGATGGACGAAAAGTTATTTGGCAATGTTGAGAAGGAAGTGCGCGGAGTTGTCTCTGGCGCACCTTATGAAATTAACTACACCCCATCACGCGACATCGCTGGTGATTACTGGGTAGATGTATCTTACGGCATGATGGCTGGACTAGATCCAAACCGTGCTTTGGTATTCGGATTGCAAGCACGCGGAGATAAATTAATCTCACGCGACTTCTTGCGTCGTCAAATGCCTTGGGATATGAATGTAACTTCAGAGGAACAAAAAGTTGAGGTTGAAGAATTACGCGATTCGCTTATGAGCGCAATGGCTTCCTACTCACAAGCACTGCCAGCAATGGCAGCACAAGGGCAAGATCCATCAAAGATTCTTACGGCTATGGCTCAGGTCATCAAGGGTCGTCAAGCAGGCGATAATATCGAGGACCTTGTAGTTGCTGCATTCGCGCAGCCCGCAGCATCCCCAGAAGAAGCAGCCGCTGGCGAGCCTCAAGGCCCAGGACAGGCTCCTTCTGGGGCGCTTCCTAACCAACCACAGCAACAAGCACCATCTGCGCTACAGCAGTTAGCCGCAGGACTTTCATCTTCTGGTCAGCCGAATCTCTCGGCCAACGTAACCAGAAGGCAACCAGCGTAATTATCTGGTTGACAAAACCTATAGGAGAATAACAATGGCAAAGCCACTCAAAGCATCACTTACCACAAGTGTACCAAAGCCTAAAGCACAAGGTGGACATAGTTCATCTGCTGCGGTAACACAAAAGACAAAGATTCAACCAAAGTCAGGACCAGCAGGTACTGGAACATCAAACATTAAGTACAGCGGACAACCTTCTGGCACCAAGGGTAGCGGAACAACCGCGGGTACACCACGAAAGACTAAGTAGTTCATGTCAGACGAGCAGGGCAGAGCGTCAACTCAGTTTACAAAATGGGATATCTTTGCCCTGCTTTCGCATGTCGCAGCAGAGTTTTTTGAAATACTCAGCGCGATGTTAGAAACACAAGCAGAGTTTGTGGAAGACCAAAAATCATTCCACGAATATGCAGCCCGCACCATCGAAACACTTAACGAAGGAGAATAGGTATGCCACAGGCCGCGAAGCCTTCGACTACACCATCCCTTCCTGGCGCCA